TGTAATAGAACCATGTCCTGGTGTTGTTGTAAGTGTTGTTCCATTTTCGTCAGAACAAATTACTCTATATGGATTATACGGGTCAATATATGGTTTAATGTGTGGTGTTGAAATTATTGGTGCCGTATTTGGTGTTCCCCATCCACCTACTCCAATTGATTGTTCATCTTTAACTTCTGCTAATTTTTCTTTTAATAAATCCCATTGTTTTGGAGTAATATTATATTCGTGTACTCCTTCTGTAAATCCTTTTAACCAAAGGACAAATTCTTTCGATGTCATAACTATATATTTGTATATATAAATATAATAAAAATAAAAAAGGGAAACAAATATTGTCTCCCTTTTCTTTTATATCTTTTCTTTAGATTAGAATTCTAAGATTGCGTAATCATAAGTAATTGTTAATGTGATAATCGTTGGATCACTACTTGTCCAATCAAAATCACCAAATTCAGCATTACTAATCCAAGCACCTACTAATTTCCATTGTTCAACTTTATCACCCACAGGTCCCAAAGCGTAGAAATCAATATTCTTTTTATAGAAATCTGCGTATCCATCTCTACCAGTAATAGATTCATGTGAAGTTCTAATCCATTCCATTACTGATTGTGCACCACTTGGTACAATTGGATCATACAAAGTAATTGTAATGTCAGTCCAATTAGATTTACCCTTAATTTTTCTTTTTAAGTTGATATGATCTAATTCTACTACTTCACTTTCAATCTTTGGTCTATTTGCCGATCTTATCATAAAAGATGGAATACCATCAATTTCCATAATAAAACGGTTTTGTAACTTAGGTTCAAAGTTTGTATAGAATATCTTATCAAATGATAATACGTCAGCCATTGTTTATTTCTCCTTTACTTATTATAAGTATATCTTTTTTTAATTATGCGTTAAAAGTTGCCCCAGTTGGTAAAACGTTGAAATCAATTTGAATGAATTCTGCAGTTTTAGTTGGTTGTAAGAATATAGCACCTTTTAATATGTTTCTATCTATTACATCTGGAGTATTGTTAGTTTCATCCATTACAACTCTGAAAGCGTATAAACCTTGTCTTTGTTGGATTGATTCTAAATAAGGGCTAACCGTATTTAAGAATCTATTTCTTGTATCAGTTGTATTTTGTTCGAATACTAAGAATCTACTTGTAGATGCGATAAACTTCTTAACTGTGATTAATAATCTTCTTACATTGATTCTATCTAATGCAGATGGTCTACTCTGTAAAGTTTTTTGTCCGAATGCACTAATACCTTGTCCAGGAAATTGTGCGATTGGATTTACTTTTGCTTCATATAAAACATCTCTTTCAGCGTGTGTTAATCTATTTAATACAGCAGCTGCACCAATTACACCCCCTCTATTTAAACCAGCTGGTGCGAACCACTCTGCTGCGGTTGCATCGTTTGCTGCATAAACTCTAGGTAATAAAACTGAAGGTGGAACCGTGATTAATTTACCAGTATTAGTATCGATTGTTTTTAACCAAGGATAGTAAACTGCTGCATAGTTAGTATCTAATGATTCTGCAACTTCTGCTACCGTAGCAATTGATGCATTTTGTCCTGCAGGATCCATAATGTAGAAAGTATCTGCTCTATTTTCACAAATATCCATTGCGTATTGTGTTACATTACTATGATTTTCATGATTAACACCAGGTAATACTAATAAGTTAATATCCCATTCATCTGTGTTTGATAACGCATCTAAACATTTTTTATATCCAACTGTTCCACTACCATTTGCGGATAAATCAAATCCTTGAACATTAGTAGTACTTATATCTGCACCTTTGTAAATTGGAGTTGAAGGATTAACACCATCAAATCCACCTTGAAATGCTATGGTAAATGTTCTATAAGAAAGTTGTGCTGCATTTGCAAACGAATCTAATGATAATCCAACTTGTGAATCTAAACCGAATGCAACATTCTGACCTATTAATGCATTTGCTGGTAATGGTTTTAAATAAATACTATTATCAATATTCCCTTCTAAATCGATACCACTTGCATATACTGAAGAACTTAAAGAAGCAGTTGTATAAGTAACGGCTGGAATTCTATTAGAAATTGCAGTTGTTGTTGCAATTGGTAATGTATAAGCCTCATGTCCAAACGGAACTGCTACAATTGGAGCTGATCCATCAATTTCTACTCTTACATATTTAGATTTATTTGACCAATCGCCAGTTGTTGTTATTTTACCAGCTTCGTTGATTGTAGAATATGTATCACCAATTACTCTACCAATAAAATTAGTTGAAGTTGGGTCTAAGTTTACATTATTAAATTGTTCTAAAATTACTTTTCTTTTATCTGTATCATTAAAATCTCTTACAAATACGGTAAATGTTCCATAATCAGATCCATTGATATCCCCTGCGGCTTTAACATTACTAATTGTAATTTTAAATCTTTTATTTTCTACATTACCATCAGCTAAAGTATGGAACTTAAATAAATTAAATCTACTATCACCAATTAATTGAGATTGAATCCATGGTGTAGAAGCGTAAGTTGCATCATTTGTAAAATCTTGATTTGCAATTACAGATGCAGTTACAGTTGTATTTGAATCAAATAAAATACCATGATTCTTAAATAAACCATATACATATGCTTTTTTAGAACCAAATGGTGATGTTCCAAATACATCTTCTATATCCATATTATCTGCTGGATCAACCGATGCACTATATTGTCCGATAGTTGAACCTGAAATAAAGAAATCGCCACTAGTATTTGTTGTTAATACCGTTCCTGTGAATCCTGCATTTGAAGCACTACTTGCGTTAAATACAATACCAATTGATGCAGATACTGCACCACTTGTTGCTGTTAATACAATAGGAGCTGTTTCAGTATATCCACCGATACCTGCTACTCTACAAATAGTTACTAAACCAGTCTCTCTTAAATAGTTTTGAGCGGTTAATTCTGTGTAATATGTACCATCCGCTGCTCCAAAGATATCTTCTAACTCTGAAGGTGATGTGATGATTGTTGGTTTAAATGCTGGTCCTTGTTTGAAAGGTCCTACGATTGCACCACCGATAGCTCCAACTCCTTGTGCTATGAATGATAAGTCGTTTTCTCTTGTAAACACACCAGGTGATACTAATTTTTCAGCCATTTTATGTTTTCTCCTTATAAATTATGTTATAATATTCTAATATAAATATACAAACATTATTGTAAAAATATATTATTATTGTTGTTTAGGTGTAAATTCTCCAGTTGTTGTATCTAGATTACCATCACCATATTCTTTTTGTAAATCAGAGAAAAATGTTTGTTCTTCTGAATTTAGTTTTTCTAATTCAACATACATACTTTCTTCTTCTAATTTTAACTCTTTTTGTCTGATTTGATTTTGTCCTATAATAAACACCAGCTCATTATATTTCCCTCTCAATTCGTTCATCTTTTGTAACTGCTCATCTCTAATTTTTGCCATAATCTTTATTTATTTATTCTATATATAAATATATATTTTTATTCCCAAACGATATTATAATCCATATCTACCTTTTAAGTTATTCCAAATATCACCTATTTCAATTGCACTTAATGCTCTTTGATAGAAGAAGAATGAACCTAACTCACCAGTATTATTTTGCATCAAATAAATATCAGCTGTACCTGTTGTAGCTGCTGCCGTTGTTGATGCTGATGTTGCTTCTACATTATTATTATATATCTTAGTTGTACCTGCTCCAGTGGTAACTGCAATCATTCTCCATCCGGTTAGGGTTTGTGATGTTGCCGATGTGTTACCATTTGGTGTTGATGTAAACGCAATTGTTGTTGAATTTGCATTTAATGTATAATCTGTACCTCTACTTAATATATTACCTGCACTATTTTTTACAAATGCAATAATAGAATATCCATTAGCTAATGTTGAGTTAAAATTTGTATTACCTGTACCACTTGTTAAACCATTTTGTTTAATACCATACTTACCACTTGCAAATGTTAATGATTTTGGTGTACCTACATTAAATACCGGTGCACTTATTGCCGGATTAGCGTTACCACCCGTTAAGTTAAAACCAGTTGAATATCCTGCTATATCATTTAAGTTTGTAACAGATGAACCTGTGTTATATGATGCTGCAAAATTTGGCTCTAAATAACATACTAAATTTGTCCATGGAATAGGTGCATTTGCTGCTCCTTTATTATGTGAAACAAACCCATTAGCTAAGTAAGTATGTGCTACATCTACGGTAATTGTTGCAATTTCCAAAGTTTTATTCATAAACTCAACTTTGTAAACTTCAACTTCTTCTATTTCATCAGTAACACTATTATATTTAATTAATTTATCACCTTCTGCTACATCTTCTGCTCTTGTAAATTGGTAAGTATCTGTTAATGCATCCCATGCATAGAATGGATGAGCGTGAGTTGATTTAATTGCACCATCATTAATTGATACATACTGATCAATAAATGAGAAATATATATTACTAACCGTTGCATCTACTACTTCACCTGCACTACCCGTTGTATGATACCACCAATACCATTCTGCCTGATCTTCATCCGGTAACCAAGATGGCATTCCTTCCGGTACAAATGTTTTAATACTATCACCTACATATAAATCACCAGCACTTACACTTGTTCCATCTGCTAATAAAATTTGAGTTTCAGTACTAACACATAAAATATCAGAATTGATAGAGTTGTATGAATCTACTGAATAAATTGTTTTAGATGTTGCTCCAGCACTTTTGTTATTACCTGTTGCATCTACATTAAAAGTATCATCATAGTATGCAGTTAATGTTGTTGCATTACTACCACTATATGTTGAACCACCCAATGATTTTGCGTTAATAGCTGTTGAAGAACCTTTAGTTCCTATTGTAAAATATGTATTATCATTTAATGTAATTGTGTAGTTTGCCGCTACTTCTTTTAATCTATTATTAAATGCTAAACCAGGACTTGTAAACGCAAATGTTACGTTTTCACCTGTACTTTCTACAATATATGTAAATGGAAGTGTTGCTGCTACATTATCTACCGTGAATGAACTCATTGATACTGGTGTACCTGCCATTCCATTTGCTGCATTCATAGAAGATGATTCACTTGTACGTGCTGTACCTGTCCATGCTCTATATAAATTACCTAAACTTAAATTTGTCTTTGCCATATTATTTTCTTTTAACTATTATAAATATCTAATAAATTATTAACCCATTTGTTTCTATCCGAATACTCTAACATATATTCTTTTAATTTATTGAACCAATGTTTTTTATATTCGTAATCACTATTTTTAATCCATTGTACCGTTTGTTCAAATTCTGTTTTAGTTTCTGCTCTAAACGGATATACCCAATCTTTCATCCAATCTTTACTTAATATAGGTAGTTTTCCATAATCAACCGCTTGAAATATTGAATACCCAAATGGTTCATAATTAAAACAACTATGTGAAATTCCCCAATCTAAACGATAAAACCAATCTAATTTATTATAATCAAACATATATCGTTTAGCTCGTTTGAAATTCACCCCATATCCTTTTTCCCATACATTATTTAAAACCTTTAGAGTAGTAAACAAATATGAATCTATGTTTTCTAAATACCAAACTCTTTTTCTTGTTTCTGTTCTTGCTGCAAAACCAACTTTTGTACTATCACTTAATTCTAAATTATGTTGAAAATCATAATAATTTGGAATATCAATAAAATCGTACTCATTATGTTTTGGTGTTCTAAATAATCCTATCCAAATTCTTTTTTTAGCTTTTTCTATTATATTATTTTCCCATTCTGAATCTGCTCCGTAATGTTGCATTCCAGGTGAATCTGAAAATAATCCAGCTTTGAGAGACATATCTATTGAATTATGCATTACATAACTCTCTATCTTGTCCAAATTGTTTAGGATTGTTGAGTTAGGGTAATAGTGTCCGTGTAGTATGTGTATTCGCCGAGCACTATTTATAAGTTCATCGAACTTTTCTTTATCATCCACTTGCCAATAAATTTCAAGGGGGAACTTGTCCCCCTCAAAATCATCTGGTCTTTTTCTATGTATAAGTAGGATAGGTTTTACTTTTAAATGAGGAACAATATATTCTACAAAATTGTTCACCCAAACATCACTACCAGCACCTACTTTATTTCCAAAACCTGTTGTATAATATACATCATACATTCTTATAAGCTATTATCTTTCTTTAATTTTTCTATTTCTAAAGTTAAAGAATGTATTTGTGTTTGTTGTTCTTTGATTGCTTCTACTAATAAACCAATTGTTTTAGAATAGTCTAATGCTAAGAAACCATCTGCTCTTTCTTTCACCACTTCTGGTAAAACTTCTTGAACTTCTTGTGCAATCAAACCAGTCTTAGGTGTTTCCTTAGTTGCATCATCAACATCTTCATTCCACTCCCATGTTACACCATTCAATTTAGTTACCTTTGATAAAGCATCTGAAATTAAAACGATATTATTTTTGTGTCTTCTATCTGAAGTAGAGAATGCCACTACATCACCAGTTGCTGTAATTGAACCACTTACGATTTGATTTGCAGTAAATGTATTTGCTACTGCTAATTTAGCATAAGTTGTTACCGCACTTGCACTATATGCTGAAGCACTTGCGAAAGCACCTGCTGCAGAATTTGCATTTGTAATTGCTACAACTGCTGCACTTGCTGAATAAGCACTTGCACTTGCGAAAGCACCTGCTGCAGAATTTGCATTTGTAATTGCTACAACTGCTGCACTTGCAGAATATGCTGAAGCACTTGCAAAAGCACCAGCTGCACTTGCAGAATTATTAGTTATAAGAGTATCTTGATTTGCATCTCTTGTATAAATTGATGCACTATATGCTGAAGCACTTGCAAAAGCACCAGCTGCACTTGCACTATTTGCTGTTATAAGAGTATCTTGATTTGCATCTCTAGTAAACTGAGAACTACTATATGCCGATGCACTTGCAAATGCATTAGCTGCACTTGCACTATTTGCTGTTATATTTGTTGTTTGTGTATTATCAATTACAGCTGCACTTGCACTATATGCTGAAGCACTTGCGAAAGCACCAGCTGCACTTGCACTTACAATAGTTACACTTGCATCAGTTGCAAATGTTGAATCTAATGAAGAACTAAATGATTCTGCTGCTACCAATCTACTTGCTACTGATGAAGAATATGTTGATACATTTCCTATACCAGTTATTGAAGATGCACTAAACTCACCATCGATATTAAAATCACCACTTGCATTTGATGATAATGTACTTACAACATTACCACTATTATCTACAAATTTAATTGAACCAGTTGATACATATATTTCTTTCCAAAACTTAGTTGCACTACCTAAATTATAGGTATTTGATGTTTCAGGAATAAGTGATGAACTTAAAGATGCAACCACATTAACTGTATCAGATGTATTATCACCGATTGTTAATTGTCCACCTAAAGTTAAATTACCCGCAATATTTGCGTTACCTGTGATATCTAATCCAGAACCTGAAATTGCTCCGAATGTACCAGTACTTCCAGTACCAGTTGAACCTAAAGTGATATCACCATCAGGTCCTCCAATTTGAAGTGTTCCCAATGTAGTATTTACATATGGTTCTCCGAATGCTAACGAACCTGATTTCTGTGCGGTTGTCCCACGTCTAAATTTAAGTGCCATCTAGTTTACCTTTTTTTTAGTACGATTATTAGTCTATAAATATATAACTCTCTTTATTAACCTATCTTATTTTCCAAATCTTTTATTCTTTTTTCTTGTTCTTTTACTACTTCAATTAATAAACCGATTATTTTATCATAATCTACCGCAAAATATCCATCTGGTCTTTGATTTACCAATTCCGGCATTACTTTTATTACATCTTGTGCAATAACACCATAATCATGTTGTCCTGCTTTTGGCATTCCATCTTTCCAATCAAATTCAACTCCTCTTAATTGTTGAACTTTTTCAACTGCATTATCTATTAATTGAATATTATCTTTTAATCTTTCATCTGAAGTAGAAAATGCTACTACATCCCCAGTTACATACAAAGAACCGGTAATTGATTGACTTGATTTAAATTGATTTGAACCTGTTGTTGCAAATGTTGTAGTATAAAATTCTTCGGATTCTAATCTACTTGCTACTGAAGATGAAAGTGTATTTATTGTTACTGCCAATGAACTACTATATGAACTTGCACTTTGGAATGCTCCCCATGCACTAGCACTTACATTTGTTATTTGTGTATCTTGATTTGCATCTCTTGTATAAATTGATGCTGAATAACTACTTGCACTTTGGAATGCTCCCCATGCACTTTCACTTACAATTAATATTGAATTTTGTAAACTTGCACTATAAGAACTTGCACTTTGGAATGCTCCCCACGCTGATGCTGAATTTGTTAATATATTATTGCTTTGTGTAGCATCTGTTTGGTAAATACTCGCACTTAATGTAGTTACATCACTATTACTATTATTAATTCTATTACTTAAAGATGCACTAAAATCAAATAAACTACCACTTAATTCACTAAACGAAGTTGAACCTGTTTGATATAATGAACCAGTTATAGTCAATACATCACTTTGTTCATTTCCTATTTGATTTGAACCACTAGTAAAAATTACTGAAGATGTTACAATTTGTGTATATAATTCGGTTGCATATATCGTTCCACTAACAAATAAATCACCACTTGCTGTAATATCTTGTGTTACATGTAATGAACCTGTTAATTCTAAACCTGTTGCACTATATTGATCTCCAGTCGTAGATAATCCAGTAAACGTAATTGTATCTATAACTTGAATTGATTTAGAAGTTGCACCTTTAATCAAAATATTACCTAAAGTACCATTTGTTTCATATTGTAAAACAGGAGAACCTGATGCTACAAAATCACCAATTATTTCTAATGCATCTATTCTACTATCAAATGATGAACTATCCGTATTATATATCGATGCACTAAAGTTTTCTAATATATCTAATCTATTATCTACTGATGTTGAATACTCCGTTACATTACCAATACCATTAATTGTAGATGCACTTACACTACCACTAACATTTATATTATTACTAAATATTACACTACCACTAACCTCTACTGCAAATCCTTGAGATGAGTGTGGTATAGTTATTGCATTATTATCATATTTATCGGTATTAATTCCCACAGTTCCATCACCATATACATTAATAGATGATGATTCCCAAAGATTTCCAGCAAATAAATGTAAGTGACCATGTGAACCTGATAGTAAAGAACCCACATATAAATCATTAGCCGCATTTAACAAATAACCATCTCCGCCATATCCAACCTCCGGTGCAGAATAATTTGATGAGTTTATACCTAAATCTACAAAAGAAGAACTTTCAGTTGAAACATCATTCCAAAGAACTAAATCAGTACTTGAACTTGAACCGCTACCAAAGTTTCTAATATTAACTTCTGCATATGAATTTTGTCTAGATGTTTGAAATGTTGCTATATTATAAGATTGTCCATTATCAACCATCAATCTTTCTGCTTCGGATGATGTAGCTGCTGTTCCTAATCCAAATGTTTTTTGGCCTATAAATGAATGAACATAATCTACAACAGAGTGTACATTATTAAAGTATGCGATTTTATTTATATTACCACTAACACTATTAGATACTTCTGTCTTTATTGAAGCACTAAATGCTTCCATCACATCTAATCTACTATCAATTGATTGACTGATTGTAGTAAATGAAGCTGTAAATGTTTCAATACTATCTAATCTGCTATCAAAATTAGAACCAGTTGTTTCTAATTGAACTAATCTATTATCTACCGATTGAGAAAATAAAGTTACATTTCCAATTCCTACTATGGTTGAAGAACTGATTGATCCTGTTACTGCAAAATCTTTATTTAATTCAATTCTTTGGTTAGAATGATTCCAACTCATAGTTACATCTGCACCGGCTATTTCAATACCTGCACCATCTGATTGTAATGATGATAATGAACCGCTTGCTAATGTTAATGATAAATCTTCAACAAAAACTTCACTTGTATTTAATGATGTTTGTGTACCTTGAACCGTTAAATTACCTATTATAGTTACATTAGTAGAATCTAACACAATTGCACTATCAAATGCTGATTGTGATGCTTCTAAAATATTAATTCTATTTTCATGATTTGATGCCGTTGTTTCTACTTTACCAAATCTATCATCTGCCGATGAAGTATAATTGTTAACATATCCATAAACTGCATATTGTGTAGGAACGGTATCACTACCAACTACACCTTGTGAGTTTACTAATGTAACACTATCACTAACTTCTCTTAATATTTGTCCTACTGATAATCCGTTTCTTCTAAATGGTCCAATTTGATTGATACCACTTAAATTAAAGTTTCTTGCATCAATTGTAACTTCACCCGTCAATTGATCTACTGCAAAATATTCACCAATTTTTAAATTACCTATATTATCCACCGTAGAATAGAATACTCTACCAGGTGCTATTTCTATTATTTCTTTTGTTCTATTGGGTATACCACCGAACTTTGGTAATGCGTTATAAGTAACACCACTACCAACATATTCCATTACCAATCCACCAGTTGAGATGTTTGATAATTTATGGAAATATACATTATTACCACTTTCAATTTGAGGTGGATTAGGGAATGTTGTAATTAATTTTTCAGATGGAGTACTACCTGTTGCAACATTTGTTACTAAGTAGTTTTGGCCATCTAAAATCATATTAGAGGATATCTCTACACTTTGAGTAGTGTTTGCTAATACCATTCTCATTTGTGTAACACCACTAATAATAGAATTTGCCGTTGCTTGTACTCCCCCTATTTCACTTGGTGCAGCAATTGTAACAATTGGTTCGGATGTATAACCAGTACCGGCATTTGTTATATAAACACTTGTAATTGTACCTAATGCACTAACCACTGCTTCTGCCGTAGCTTGTGTTCCACCAATAATATCAGGTGCACTTATTGAAACACTTGCAGTTAGACCGGTATATCCAGCACCATCTTGTGTAATTTCAAATCCACTTACTGAACTATATTTACTTTCGTTTGCTACCGCTGTGTTATATGTTTGAGGATAATATGTTTTAGATACTAATCCTTTTTTACCGAAATCTATTACTGAGTTTGATATATTTGCAAACCCACCATTTACTACTTTAAATCCATAAGTACAGAATGTAGTAAAACATGATACGAATTGTGCATATCCTCTATTAGTTACCAAATGACCAGGTCCACCTTGGTTTACCTGTGTAAATGCATCTGCTACAAATGATTCTAATGGTGATGATGGATGTACTAAGTTACCATCTATTCTAATACCACCACCGGCTCCTTGCTCATCAATATTAAAAGTTGTTTCATTATATGGTAAAGCTTGTTGTACTTTTACACCCGATGTATTAAACGGACCTGTAATTGATGAACAGTTTTGAATATATGGTGATGTTGTAATGAATGGTCTTTTTGAAACTGGAGCTGGAATTGAGATGTGTGGCTTTTCTGTTGTTGTATAGTTTGTTCCACCATTTACAACATTTATTTGTGTAATCACACCCCCTACTACATTTGCTGTTGCCGTTGCAATACTTCCACTTGCATCAGGTGCTTCTATAAGGATTCCTAAATCTAAATTATTACCATCCGTATATCCACTTACCGAATGTACAACATCAATAGTTGAAATACTACCACCACTTATTGTTGAAGTTGCAGTAGAACAAGGAAATGAGAATGCGAATGCAGGATGCTTTAAATCTAAAAATCTTAAACCATAGAAATAGTTTGAATCGTGAACGTGGAAAAAATCTTTTGTAGGATTTGCTGCAGTTAATCTAACTGTTCTTAATGTATCACCAACAATTGCAACTCCAGGAGGAACTGCTATTGGGTTTTGTTCGGTATATTCACCACTACCTACAAATATTGTATATCTTTTTGTATTTGTATATTCAGCTGCACCTAATGATTCGACTGCCGCTTTAATTGTTTTAAATGGATTTTGTTGAGTACCATCATTAGTATCATTACCTTCAGGAGAAACATATAATCTATTAGAACCACTCATTGCATTTTCTAATAAATCTATTCTACTATCAACTGAAGTACTAAATATTCCTTCTAAATAATCTATTCTAGAATCTACCGATGTACTAAATGAATTAGGATCACCCATTCCAAATAAAGAACCTGTAAATGCTGATGCTGAAACCGTATTTGCAAATATATCATTCCATTCTTTTCCAATACTACCAATATTATATGTACCTGATTGAGATGGTATTAAATTAGAACCAAAATCAGCAACCACCGTAACTGTGTCTATATTAGTATCACCAAATGTTAAATTACCTACTATTCTAGTATTACCCTCTACAAATAAATTACCACTTGCCGTAATATCACCATCTACAATAAAACTACCACTATTTGTTTCATTTAATTTTGCGGTTGTAATTATCGTAGATTCATCTGAACCTAATTGTAATGATTGAGATGTTGTATTATAGAATAATTCACCTACATCAAGCGAACCACTTTCTCCCCTTCTAATTTGAAATAATGCTGCCATTTAATTCTTTATGTTTTTTATAAATATCTTAAATAAATATTTTCTTATTATGCGTTAAAATCTAAATCTACTATATCAACTAATGCACACCCAACATATAATTCTGCAAATGAACGAGGTGGAATATTATTACCATCAACATCATTTAACTGTGCTGTTGATAAATCTACTACTAATCCTGTCAATCCACTACCATTTCCTACAAAAGAAGAAGCTGTAATTGCTCCATCTATTTGAACCGAACCTGTAAAACTATGTGTATCATCTGCGGAATTACCAAATTTTGAGCTACCACTTTCAAATAAAACAGATGAAGAAATTATTGAAATATTAAATTGTCTTGCATTAACTGAACCTAAAACTGTTAAATCAGATGTAATTCCTAATGAACCACTTATCACACTAACACCATGATTAACAGTCAATGTATCATTAACTTGCAAAGAACCAAATGAACCGGTCTCTGTGATTCTAATTGAACCAGTTACTTGTGAATTGGTTGTTACTATACCTTCTATGGATTCTACTGAACCAGATTTTTTAAAATGTATCTTACCGTCATATGTGTTTATTGCTAACTCACCTAATTGTAATGAACCGGTATCTGGCGTTTTCCCAGCTACTGCCGAACGCTTCAGTAATATGTTTTGTGCCATATCTATGGAATCCTATAAAAGTTATATAACTAAAAAAGTGTAGTATATACTACACAAATAAATATATGAATAAAAATAAAAACCCCCATATTTCTATGAGGGTTTTAAATCATTTATTATACTAATTCACCACCATCTGGTCCTACTTCTAACACAGCAAATCTACTATTTACCGAAGTACTGAATGCTAATACATCACCAATTCCATACAATGAACCACTAAATCCGTTTGCAGTTGTAATAGTTGCAATTGTTACATCATTATATCTGAAATCAATAGATTCAGAAACAGTTGCAACTTTGTATGCAGAACCACTACCTTGAATGTATCCAATTGTTCCTGCAAATGGTTCCGAATTAAAATCGAAATCATCTGGTCTCATTGATGCGGTTACACCAGTTAATTGAGAACCATCACCACTAAATGCACCTGTAAAAGAACCAGTAAACTCACCACCAACAAAAGTGGTTGCTGTCATACTACCAACTAAGGTAATATCACCACTCGCTGTTGAATCTGTTACTAAGAACTCTTGTACATTTTCAAATCCACTACCTGATTTCTTTAAAAACGCTTTACCATCGTGGGTATTAAGTGCTAATTCACCTAAATCTAAATTAGCGATTGTTGGTATACTACCTGATGTACCTGAACGTTTTAATAATATTTTTTGAGCCATATGATTACCTTTACTTTATATTTTTTTAGTATGAACCACCATCAATTGTTGTTTCTAATATTGTTATTCTAAAGTTACTAGCACTTATTGAAGTTGCAAATGAACTACTATTGTTAGTAATATCAGTACTTTGAGTTGCATCTGTTAGGTAGATTGAAGCACTTAATGCTGTTAAACTTGCTGCACTTGCACTAAATGAAGTTGCTACTGAAGAACTAAAGTCACCAGTTACACTTGCTACGCTTGCACTTAAAGAACTTATACTTGCATTTGATGCAGATAATGAAGTTGCAAATGAAGAACTATTATCAACGATAGTGAAATTACTAGCACTTGTAGAAGTTGCAAAAGCTCCACTTACTGAACTTAAATCACTTGCAATACTTGCACTTAATTGTGAAACCGTAAATGCACTTGCAGAGAATGAAGTTGCTACTGAACTACTGAAATCACCAGTTACACTTGCTACACTTGCACTTAAAGATGCTACATTGTATGCACTTGCAGAGAATGAAGTTGAAACTGCTGTATCAAATGATGTAAATCCTGTTGTAGAACTTAATTCAATTTGAGTAGATGAACTAACTACATTATCTCCTACTGCTAATAATACTTTTGCTTCACTACCACTCTTACCAGCTATCCAGTAATCATTGGTTGTATCCCATAATAATGAACCACTAAATGTTGAAGGTGCAGTTGGATCTTTTACAATCAATCCACCAAATGCTCCCGCTGTACCATTTAATGAAAGAATATTATCACCTAAATCAATTGTAGTTGAATTTACAACTGATTGTGTACCTATTACTCTTAAATCACCTAAAATTGTTACTGAAGAACCTGTTAATTCAAATGCAGTATCAAATGCCGATTGTGATGCTTCTAAAACTACAATTCTATCAGTTTGATTTTTATCAGTTAAATAAATACTTCCACTTAAATCTGATACAGTAAATGCACTTGCACTAAATGAAGTTGCAACTGAAGAACTAAAACTATCATTTGCACTTGCTACACTTGCAGATAATGAAGTAATTGCTGCATTACTTGCGGATGTAGAAGTTGCGAATGCACCACTAACTGAATTTAAATCAGCTGCTGCACTTGCAGAGAATGATGTGTATTCTGCTTTAGATGCACTAAATGAAGTTGCTACTGAAGAACTAAAGTCACCAGTTACACTTGCTACACTTGCACTCAATTGTGAAACTGAGTAAGCACTTGCACTAAATCTACTATCTACTGATTGTGAGAATGCTCCGATGTTTCCTACACCACTAATATTAGATGCACTAAATTCGTTAGTTACCGTTGTTATACTAGCAGAAACTACTAATACATTATTATTTAAACCATCAGGTGATACTGAGAAATTTGCATTGTGTACATGTACACCACTACCTGTTGCTGTTAATCTTAATTCATTATCAGCTACGATATTAATGTTATTATCTGTATTTCCTAATTCAATTCTACCCTGATTTCCAGATATATGATTTGTTACTAAATCTTGACCGAATTGAATATATACTGAACCACTTACGGTTACATCACCTAAGATATCTTGTGAACCAGTAAATGAATTTGAACCAGTTGTTGCAAATGTTGTAGATTTAAATTCTTCTGCATCCAATCTACTATCTACTGATGTTGATAATGCTAATTGTGATGCGTTACTTGCTGATATTGCTGTTGCTGCACTTGCACTAAATGAAGTGTATTCTGCATCACTAGCCGAGATTGCTGTTGTAAATGAAGCTGAATCTGAATAATAAGATTGTGTGAATGCTAAATAAGAAGCTGAAATAGTTTCTAAATTAGCTACTCTTGTTCCAATTTCACCTCCACCACCTAATGAAGCTTCTAATGTATCTAATCTACTATCAACTGATGTAGATAATGCTAATTCTCTTGCATCACTTGCACTAATTGAAGTTGCAAATGCACCACTAACTGAATTTAAATCAACTGCTGCACTTGCAGAAAATGCCGTATATTCAGCTTTAGATGCTGAAGTTGATGTTGCAAATGCACCACTAACCGAATTTAATTCACTAGCCGCACTTGCACTAAATAATGTATATTCAAATTTACTTGCACTTAAAGAAGTTGCTACTGCACCACTAACTGAATTTAAATCAGAAGCTGCACTTGCACTAAATAATGTGTATTCTGCTTTACTTGCACTTAAAGATGTTGCTACCGCACCACTTACAGAGTTTAAATCTGAAGCAGCACTAGCTGAGAATGAAGTATATTCTGCTTTACTTGCTGAAAGTGTTGTTGCTACTGCACCACTTACAGAGTTTAATTCTGAAGCTGCACTAGCTGAATTTATTGTTGTAGTGAAAGCACTTGCACTAAATGAAGTTGCTGCACTTGCACTAAATGATGTGTATTCTGCTTTAGATGAACTAATTCTAGTATCAAATGAAGATGAATCACTATAATAAGATTGTGTGAATGATAAATAAGAAGAAGAAATAGTTTCTAAGTTTGCTACTCTTGTTCCTATTGAACCACCACCACCTAAAGAAGTTTCTAATGTTGCAACTCTACTATCTACTGATTGAGAGTATGCACTTACATTACCGATACCTGCAATTGTTGATGAACTAATCTCACCAGTTACATCTAAATCACCACTTACGATAATTGTAGATGAACTTTGTTCCATTATGGAATCACCAATATGATCTTCCCCAAGTGCAACTATAATTTTTCCGGTGGTTAAAGTTGCTTCATTACCCAATGAACCGGTGTTTTTAGGACCTGCTATTAATATTGCTGAATTGTATCCTTCTCCACTCGCACTAGGATGTTCATAAATCCATCTATTATTTAATGAATCCCACCATAATGAACCACTTGCACCGGCACCACTACCACTATCTTGTACACTTACACCACCAAATCTAACTGCTGGAGTTGCTGTATTAAGAATAACTGTGTTTGTTCCTATACTTACTGCACTTGCAGTTATGTTTTGTAATGAAGATGAACCTTGTACTACTAAATCATTTGTAATATACATTGATCCGGTAATAACCTGAGTTCCGAAGAATGTATTTGAACCAGTTGTTGCGTAAGTTGCATTTTGAGCAACTTGTGAAGAACTGAATGAATTAAATTGAGAAGCTGCACTAGCACTAAATGATGTGTATTCTGCTTTAGAAGCCGAATCAGTTGTTGCTAATGAAGAACTTAAGTTTGAAATTGTAGTTGCTACTGAACTACTCAATTCAGTTTGAGAAGCAGTACTTGCACTAAATGAAGTTGCTACCGAAGAACTTAAGTTTGAAATTGTGCTTGCTACTGAACTACTCAATTGAGTTTGAGATGCTGCACTAGCACTAAATGAAGTTGCTACTGAAGAACTAAAGTCACCAGTAACTGATGCTACACTTGCACTTAATTCTGCAATTGAAGCATTACTTGCTGAGAAAGATGTTGCTACACTACTACTAAAATCACCAGTTACTGATGCTACACTTGCACTAAGTGAAGTTATTGCTGCATTACTTGCTGAAGTTGATGTTGCAAAAGCACCACTAATATTAGATACACTTGAACTTAAATTTGTAATTGATGTTTGTGTTTCACCAATTGATGAAGTTAAACTACCACTTAATGAATTTAAATCACTAGCTACACTTGAACTTAATTCATTTAAATTAAATGCACTTGCACTAAATGAAGTTGCTACACTACTACTAAAATCACCAGTTACACTTGCTACTGAAGAAGATAAACTAGAAAATGAAGAACTTACTGAACTACTAAATTCAGCGATGTTGCCACTTAAATCAATTGCTTCGTTTGTATCACTACCTAATAAAAATAAGGTATTACTTGCACTAGCATAAAAAGGAACACCATCAAGCATTCCGTTGTAAGTAGATGCAGAGAATATAGGAGCTACATCACCTCTTAATATTCTATTAGTAGCACTAACTGCACCACTTTCGTATGCAGCAAATACTAATGATTGACCGTTTGTTACATTTCCTAATTTAACCGAACCGGTTGCGATTACTAATTCACCTTTCTGAAGTGAGCCGGTTACTGATGATAGTTTTTCTAAACTACCACGTTTGTGTTTTATTATTTGTGCCATATTAGTTGTAGTTACTCCTTTACTGATATAAATAT